ATGATCCTCACCATGTTGACTGACAGGTCGCACGGCGTGCGGGCGGATGCGGTCGGGTTTCACCATCAGGGGGTTCGCATGAAACGTTGGATCGTGGTTTTTCTTCTGTCGCTCCTGCCGGCGGTGACGCCAGCGGCCGAGCCGGTCTGGCAACCCGCGCGGGGTCTCACGCAGATGCCGCTGTGGCCGGACGCACCACCGTCATCGCCTGCGCCCCCGGGTCCGGAATACGTGTCTACGGGCAGCGACCTCATCGGTGGCAAGACGGTCACGGCGATCCACAACGTCTCGGTACCGACGATCACGGTATACCCGCCCTCGGCACCTGGCAACGGCACGGCCGTCCTGGTCATTCCCGGCGGCGGGTTCTCGATCCTGGCCATGGATCTGGAGGGTACCGAGGTATGCGACTGGCTGGTGCAGCGAGGCGTGACCTGCGTGCTGCTGAAATATCGCATCCCCAGTGCGCCCTACGACTGGACCTGCGACTGTCGCCCGCACAACTTCGCGCTGTCCGTGCCGTCCTACCAGGACACGCAGCGTGCCATGCGACTGATCCGTTCCCACGCCGCGGCCTGGCATGTCGACGCAGGCAAGGTCGGCGTACTGGGGTTTTCGGCGGGTGGTTTTCTGGTCGCAGAGGCAAGCACGAATTTCAGGCGCCGCGTCTATCGTCCTGTCGATGAGATCGACACGCTGAGTGCGCGACCGGATTTTGCCGTGGGTATCTATCCGGGGCACCTGACCGCCGACCGGGTCACGCTCAACCCCACGGTACGTGTTCCGAAGGATGCGCCGCCCACGTTCCTTCTCCAGGGGGAGGACGACCACGTGGACGGGGTGGATCAGGTGCTGGTGTATTACCGGGCGCTCAAGGAGGGAGGCGTGCAGGCGGAGCTGCATATCTACCCGCACGGTGGTCATGCGTTCGGGCTGCGACCGACGGCCGATCCGATTACCCGGTGGCCCGCCCTGGTCGACACGTGGATGGAAAGCATCGGGATGCTTCCGGCTTCAGGGAAGTGACGTCGCGTCGGGAGGCCCCTTGTGGACCTCGGCCCGGCGGCACCCTAGAATGGCGCCGCGGGCGAGAGTGGCGGAATTGGTAGACGCACCAGATTTAGGTTCTGGCATCGCAAGATGTGTGGGTTCGAGTCCCATCTCTCGCACCAACTCAATCACCGACTAATCAGGCACATAGCTATTGCATATGTGCAAGAGTTGCATCTGATTAAGGGTTGCTGTCCTTACCGGCTTGAGCATTTACACGAGAGGTGCCACGAAGAGCCGTGAGGGCTTCGGCACCATCCATCAGGCTCTCGGTTTCGACGTGAGCGTACGTGTCCGCCGTCGTCTTGATCGTCGTGTGGCCGAGCCATTCCTTCACGAGCACGATGTTTCCGGTGGCCTTCAGCAGACGCGTCGCACAGGTGTGCCGGAGCGCATGGATCACGCAGTCCCGGTCCGTGATGCCCGAGCGCGCCTTTGCCGCATTCCAGATGTGCTCCGCCCGGTTCTTGTTGAGGTCCTCGAAGGGGCCATGACGACGTCGCCTCGGCTCGTCCGCGATCTCCTTCAGCACCGCCGCGCAGACCTCCGTCATCGGGACTGAGCGAGCCTTGTTGTTCTTGATCTCCTTCGTGCGGTAGAAGCGCAGGACGCCGCTACCCGACGCGGTCATCTGTACGTCGGTCCACTGGAGCTTCAGGGCCTCCGTGAGGCGCACGCCGCTCTCGACCAGGACCTTGAACAGCCGCAGGTAGAGGTGCGCGTCCAGGCGGCGAGGGGGGCCACCCTGCGGGCCAGGCGTGAGGGTGTCCAGCTCGGCCACCGCCGCGAACATGGCGCGTTCCTGCTCGTGCGAGAGCGAGAACTTCCGCGCCCCGTTCTCAGCGAGATACTTGATCTTCGGCACAGCCTTCGGGCCATCGTCCCAGTCGCTGGCGGCACTGAACATGCGGCCGAGGCAGGCGAGGCGGCGATTGATGGTGCCGGGAGCGCTGGGCGTCTTTGCTTCGAGCTGGGCGGTAACGTACGCCTGGAGGTCTGAGCGGGTGATCGAGGCGACGACACGGTCCGCGCCGAAGTAGTCCGTGACGTGCTTACAGTTGGTCTTGTAGGTCTGCTGGGCTCGGATGTTGCGCCATACGTGCGGATCGGCGAAGCAGCGAGCGAATGCGTCGCTCAGGGTAAGGCCGCCACTCGCGCGCACAGCAGCGGCATGACGGATATGGCCCTCACCGCGAACGAGCGCGACCAGGTCGGCCTGAGTGAGGTCTCGATTGTTCGAGAGCGCATCGTAGATCAGTCGCTCTTTGCCCTCGGCCTTCACCCGATCGCGCGTGCCGGACGACACAGCGACGCGGCGGTCATTCACCTGGACGCGGATCATGTAGTACCGCTTGTCCGGCTGGCCGGGTTTGAGGGTTCCCTTCAGAGTGAGGGGCATGGGCTTTCTCCAGGCAATAAAAAACCCGCCACAGGGGCGGGTTCTAGGGATTAGGTTTCCCGGCGATCTATCGATCAAGCCGGGTGAGCTTTGTGTTCAAGAAGGACACGAGTTCTTCAGCGAAGGCGTCGCCCTCAGGGGTCGGTTCGACCACGTTGTTCACGCGGCTCATGGCCGAGGGTTTGCGGACCAGCAACGGTTTCAGGGAAGCGGAGGCCTTACTACGTCCGTGTCCGTCGAGAAGGTCCAACTGGCGAGACAACACCGACGCATCCAGTCCACCAACCTCCTTCAGGAGGTCATACTGAAGCTCGCCGGGGTTCTTCAGCGCCGCCATGAGCGTCGTCGCGCTAACGAGAGAGAACTGCGCTCCCCCGCCCGTCAACTGGCGAATCTTCTGGAGCAACGAGAACGCCAGCTCCAGACCCTCGGCCTTGGTCAACTGTTTCATCGGGAATCCTAACGGGGCTTGGTTCTGCGCCGACAAGATAGAGCCTTGCCAATCCGAAAGCAATGACAATAAGCAAATCTTGTGGCCGCTCAATGTAGAAACCGCGCTCGGCCCGACATCTGACGAACTCTACCTGCACCCTTCGAACCGCGAACATCTTCATTTCCTGTGTTGATCGTTGTTGTTGTCAAGAAAGTGTGTAGGTTCTTGCGACGTCTCACAATGTGCCCAAATCGTCACATCGCGACCCTTTACGTCGCTGTAGAACCCACTCGGTCCAGCAGGTCAATCAGGGCCTCGTCGACGTCCACGTCGTGGTGCCGATCAAGCGACTCGTTCAACTCGTCCCATAGGGAAAACGGGCTCATCACGACCCCGCGCGGTTGATGACGTACAGCCAGCCGGCGAAGCATGCGATGTAGATCGCGGCGTAGACCTTCAGGAGCACCATGGAGTGCGTGAAGGACAGCGCGAATCCTGCGACCGCGAGGGCGGCCATGAGGATGGAGATAGGTGGTGGAAAGCGGTTGGGCTTGGACATTCAGAATTCCCCCTGTAGGAACCCGACGAGCTTCTGGTCTCGCCGGGTCGTGAGATTATGCGAGGGTCGTCTCGCGGAACGAGATCGGCTTCAGAGGGCCGCCAGGAAGGCGGCATCGAGTCCGTTGGAGGCCGCCAACCGCTGGAGACCGGCCCGCCACTCGTGCGGCCACCAGGAGTCGTGAATGCGCTGAAGTTCCACCACCAGCTCTGCGTGAGCACGCGGGACCAGCCTTCGGTCGAGCAGCGAGAGCCATCCGTAGCCGACGTTGAACTTCGTCAAGCCCTCAGCTTCAGCGTCGGACATGAGAGAGCCGGCCGCGCAGGCGCCCGCCTTGCCGCGATAGGCGCAGTTCGTGTCGACCTGGCACCGCTCGTTCTGCTTCAGCAGGTGCTTGGCGACCTGTTCGAACACCTCTTGGGCCGATGCGGTCGGCAGGGAGGCGAGGGTGATCGTCCAGGCGAGGCCGCGCCTCACTGCCTCCTGGCGAAGCTTCGCTTCCCAATCGCGCGGATGGCCGGCGTCATGGATGTACTGGAGGACACCAATCAGTTCCGCGTGGTGCGCGGGAACGTGGCCGTCGCCCATCAAGCCGTCCCACCGCCTTCCTTCCATCAGCGGCGTGTACTCGTCGTCCCCGATCAAGCAACCAGCGGCGCACTTTAGGCCGTCATGTGAGCGGTATGCACAGCGGCTGCTGCCGACCCGGAGCATCGACTGTTCCCCCTGCCGAAGCAGGTGGTCGCGGACTTGGTCAAAGACCTGCTGGGCCGTGGCGGACGCGAGGGTGGCAAGGGTGATCTTCATGTGGTTTCCTTCGAGTAGGGCACACGCCGCCGAGGAGCCGCCCGTGGAAGACGACAACTGCTGGGTGTACCGAGGGTTCGTATTGATGAGCGAGCCCAAGCGGCGAGGCGCGGGCTACACGGTCACGGCGGCAGTGATGCCAGCCGGGCATCCCGAGGACGCGGTGGTGGCCGACTCGCCGGATGACGTGGTGCTCATCTCGGCTGAGGCAGCGGTCGCTTACGGTCGCGAGTGGGGGACTGAGTACGTGGACTTGCTGCTCGGGCCGATTAAGCGCCTGGATTGAGCGGCAGGGTCGATACGATGCGGAGGCCACGCGTGTACGCCTGGTTCTCGGCATGCAACTCGGCGGCCTTCAGGGATTCAGCCTTGACGCTTTCGCCCCACTTGCGGCCCTCGTGTTCGAAGGTCGTGACGTAGGAGCTGAGCGGGGTTCTTGCGGTGGCCTTGCGGGTCATGAGGGGTTCCTTACGGGTCGTTGTGCATGAAAAAGCCGCCTCGGGGGCGGCTGGTGATATAAGTCCTGTAACTAAAGCGAAGAGCGCTCTATGCAGCCGACACCTCTCTGGCTAACGCTTGTCTCCATCGCGCTGAGCGGTGTCGTTTCAGCGATTACAACGGTGATGTTTAACGCTCAGAATGCAGAACGCGTTCTTCGCAGAACAAAGCTCGAAGAGCTATGCAACATCCTTTTAGTGATGCGGACGGGATTTCTTCAGCGCGAGCTGCTCCTGCGAGAAGGCGATCTCAAGGAAGCGCAAAAATTGCCGGATATCGACATATACCAGCTCTACCATGCGTTAACTCTGGTGAAGCTTTATGTTCCAGGCTTCTATTTGCGTTTCGGCGCAGAAGTTGTAGCGATGCGTGAACGCCTCGTAGCGACTAAGCGCCTGGACGCGGAGTCGAGTCTGAAGGACATGGCTGAGGCCTTCAGCCAAGCGGGTGATGGCCTTGATCGTGCCTACCTTGCGACGCTCGAAGCCTCTGAGACAGGAAGCCGCTGGTCTATGCTGCTGAATCGCTAGGGCGGGGACGAGCGTCAGCTCCAGAACGCGCAGGCTGGGGCGGTACAATGGCCTACCTCTCAACAGATTGATTACCGATGGCGAACGCCAGGGTTCCTGTGAAAAAGCCTCCGGCCAACGATTCGATCACGCTTCAGTGGTTGGCACAGGTAGTGCCCGTTTATTGGTGGTGGGTGTTGATGGGCGCAATCGGCGGGCTCTTAGTCGCTGCGTTTCAGCTCGGGACGGCGGTAGCAGCAGCCTCCGCCTCCTACCAGCTTCGACAGGTCAACGAGGACAAGGATCGCGTTCTCGGTGAGATTCAGCAGCTAGAGGTCAAGAAGGCGAATCTAGAAGCCGCCGCCGTGCGGCTCGAAGCCGACGCGCACTCTCGATCGCTCACAAAAGAACAGATCATCGAAGAGCTTCGAAAGCAGGGCGAACTCCGCGACTAACGGAGCGCCCGTCAGCTCCAGAACGCGTAGACGGTCCCGTCGAACTCGACCAGCGACACGTCGCCAGCGAGCTTCATGTCGCGTAGGAACGCCTCGCTGTCGAAGTACGAACGGAGGTGGTCGGGGACGCCGTCGAGCACACCCATTTCCTCCATGTGCTCCTCGATCCACTCAAGCTCGCTGTTGGCCTCCCCGGCGTACTTCTCCTGGAAATCCTCGTGGATGAACTCGGTCACGCCACGATCCTCCACGAAGGCGCGGAAGGCGTCGCCGTGTTCCTCAACGCCCTTTGCGAACTCCAGGAGATCGTCAAGGTCCGGGTGCTCCCCGAAGGACGCGGGGATGCCGTCGTAGTCATGCACGGCCCATTCTTCGGCGCTGGGGTTGTCGTCCGTCGCGAACTCGTGGCCGCCGCATTCAGGGCACTCCCATTCAAAGCTGCCGTCCTCGGCATCCGTATGCAGGCACCTGACGCACTCGCGGACCTGTACGGTCACGTTGGGGTTCTTGGAGTTCCTGAGGAGCCGAGCGATCTTCGCGTCGACCTCCGCGCGTTCCGTGTCGCCATCAAGGGCGATCCAAACGCCGTGCATGTGCCCGTTGTTGTAGTCGCTCAAGCTCGCGACGTAGAAGCGCGTTTCGCTCACGGTTAGAACTCCTTGCCTATCTGGTAGACGATGAAATGGCGGCCCGCGTGTGGTCCCTCGTTGACGCAGGCGAACCGCACAGGGCTCTCCCGCGACGAGGCGAACAACGGACCTTCGATATGGATGACGTGACACCGGGCGTATTTACGTACGGCGTCGAACATGGAATCAGCGACTACGATGCGGCTCGGCTTTCGGCCGGCGCACAGTTCTGCGACGCGGAAGGCGCGCATGTGACCCCCTGAACGCGGGCAACAAAAAACCCGCCAGGGCGGCGGGTTCGTTGGTGGTGCGCAGGGATCGGGTGGGGCGCTACATGGCGCTGATGATCTTCAGGAGACCCAGCGCGGCAGCGAAGACGCCCGCAGCGGCGACGAAGGGATACCAGCGTGCCTCGGCATTGATCTTCGCGGTCTCGGCCATGAGCTTACCGATCTCGGCGCGGACTTTTTCCAGCTCGTCGGGTGTCATCTGTCTTGCCTTGGGGGCCATAGCGTCCTCCTTAGGTTATCAGGGTGATGGGTAGAGTTCCCAGCGGTGCCCCCTAGGTGACTAAGGGGCACGACTTGGCACTCATTTGTCGCCAAGGAGTCGCGGCATTGCGGACGCCTTGTACAGCGGCTTCCACTCGTGGCTGGAAAGCAGCCGTAGCCAGAACTGCACGACACGCTCAGCGCCGTACTTTGCGAGGTCGGCCCGAAAGCCCCCCGCGATGCCCTTTTGGCGGACGGCGAGGCAGTGACCGTCCTCGCGCCGGGCGATGGTCAGCATCCCGTCCTCAAACTCGACCAAGTAGTCCGTGGTGCGGGTGAGGACGGTCATGCTGTCTCCTCGACCCAGCGCACTTCCCATTCGTCCTCCGGATAGTGCTTGCTCCCAATACCCGCTAGGTCGCGTAGATACGCTTCGCTGTACCCCGGCCCGCTTCGGAACGCGGCGCCGTTCTTAAACAGAGTCCACATGGACTGTCTCCGTTGGTTGTGGCATTCGCTGCTGCCCCCTCAGACGTCGAAGGGGCAGGGACGAAGGTCACGGGCGCCGTGTGGCGTCCCTTGCGTTCGTTCGGACCTTGTGGGCCACGATGGCGTCGCGGATGCGGGCCACGGTCCTCGGGTCGGGCGGTGTGTACGGGATGGGCATTACCAGTCCTCCCGCAGCGCGTCCTGAGCGATCTCAAGGACGTCAGAGGTCTCGCAGGTGTTCAGCGGCCCGAAGGCCACTAGGTCCGGCTGGTCCCACACCCCTTGGATGCGAGCGCGGATCGCCAGCAGTGCGCGGCGGTACTTCTCTTCGTTGGTCATGGCCTAGTACCCCAGCCATGCCAGCACGTCTTCGCCCAGGTACTCGTCGCGGTCCCCGACCTCGGCCAGGAACTCGCCTTTGTCGCAGCCGTGCTTGCGGACTTCCTTCAGTGCTTCGTCTCGGCTCACAAGGGCCGTAAACGCTTCTTCGAGTGTCATGCGGGTCTCCCAATGGGTCGTGAGGCGTAACGGAACTCCCCGTAAGCGCGGTTCAGTGCCCGTGCCTGTCGGCGAGCGTCGATAGGGCTGGCCCAGCGGCCTTTGATCCCCTTCGTTCGTGTGTCGATCACCTGATACATGCGGTGGTTTCCTTCGGGTTCGTGGGGAGGCCGAAGCGGTCCCCGTTTGGTCTTCTGCGGTGCTTCCAGAGGTCGATGGGGTGCATGAGGTTTCCTTGGGTTGCGTGGGGAGGCAGCGGCTTCCAGTGCTGCCAGTGATGCCCCCTCTGTTCGAAGAGGCATCACTCGCACCACCTGCCAATCTGCATCCCATGCAAATTCGCAACTCTGTGGGCATGATTAGCCCGTGGCATCTGCATCAGTGCGTCCCGTGGGACATAGCTGGTCAGTGAATAGCCCGGTGGAGTAGGTTGTGGTGGTCACCGTGGTGGCTGACCGTGGAGCTAAGGTAGCACACATTTGTAGATTTGCAAGTGTTGCGTTTCAGTCCGTCTCACAGTGCCCAGCAGGGCGGAGGCATCCCCTCCGTTCGCCGCTCGTTTCCCTCAGGGGCCGTGTGGCTAGTCCTTCGGTTCCCTTGCGGCTCCACGTTTACCCTTAGGGTGGCCCGTGGTGCCCTGTAGCTCCATCACTGCGCCGTCCGGGTGGAGGGCAGGTCGTCGGCGGTCCGTGCCGTGACTTGGGACCAACTATAGCATCGAATTGCATATTGTCAAGCGGTGCAGATGTGCAATTTATGAGGTGGGGTTGATGGGTCGTGTGAGGCGCTATGGTGGCCTCAGGGTTCGTGTGGGGTCGTCCAGGGCTCGATGGGCAAAACGACAGATGAGAACAAACACGAACGCACACACGGCAGCGCCGCAGGGCAGGGCCAGCGGTGGCCGTCAGGGCTCGTGTGGTGTCGATAGGGGCCGTGCAGTGGCCCTAGGTGCCGTGCGCTGGATGCCCCATCTGATTCGACAGGCCATCAATCAATGACTTAGACGGCTAGGTACCGCTGCGGGTGCCGCCCCGATGCCCCGGAATAGGCACCGCGCCGCGTGTGTGGTCCTTGACGCGCCCGTGTGGCGTGACCTGCGCGGTCATTGACGCGCCCACGGGGGGACATGCGCGATCTTCAGACGTTGGATACCCCAACGAAAATTTCTGCTGGATATTTCAGCCGGCCTTGCCGGACTGCGCCTTCATGCCACCGACGCACGACCCAATGAAGACCTTGCGGGAAACCTCAGGGGTGTAGTCGGGACGCCCGTAAACGATCTGGGCCAGCATCTTGTGGGCTGGGCGGTCCTTCGCCGGTACTGCCTGGTCGCTGTCAATCCGTTCCTGGAGGACATCGAGCTTGACCCCAGAGTCCCTCTCGGCCGCGTAGCGACTCGCAAAGTCACCCATGCGCGCGCAGCTCGACTCGATCTGTTCCGAAGTGGCGGCGCAGGCAATCGAGCTGAAGCCGAGAAGGGCGAGGGCGGCGAGCTTGCGCATGGCGAGTCCGTCTTTTTGGGCGCGGGAGTATAACCCACAGCATAGGAGCATGGGCAGGAAGCAAGAGAATCTAAAGACTCTATAGGGGTACCTATGGACTCCTGTAGATACCCCAGGGCAATCAACCCCACCCCCTTCCCCCAGCCCTGCTTCGGGGTGGTGGGAGGGGGTGGTGATCCCGAGCCCTGAGACTGCCGCTCGGTATCTTCCGACCCATGGTCATCTGGACGGTCTACGGTTACGGCTACGAGGGACGCTTTGGGCTCCACGGGCGCCCTTTTGCCCGCGTGAAGCGGATCGAGGGTGGCGGCTGGGAGCTGAAGTGGCTCTACGGGCCGAGGCGCTGGAGGCCCATGTACGCCCGCCTGGCGCGCACGTTGACCGATATGGCCGACAAGTACGCGATGCGGCACCGGGCGCACATCGAGGCGCAGATGCCCACCGACCCGCTCATGGTGGTCTTCAGCGACACCGAGCTGGCGGACGCCTTCTGGCCCGGTTACCGCCAGCAAGACGTCCCGCGCGGCAGGCACGTTTAGGACTTGGGTCGACTCGACAGCGCAGCGGCCCGCGCGGCCTCCGCTCGTGCCCAATCGGAGCGCATCTCGGCAACGATCTCGGGCAGGTGTTTCGAAGCGATTTCGTAGACGGCCAGGGCGGGCACCAAGAGGTACCGGACGATCAGCCAGGCCCAGGGGCGGGTGAAGGCGAAGTTCATGAAGCGGTCGATCAGGGAAGAGATCATGAGTTATTCCACAGGGTGATTTCGGCCGCACGACGATTCGTCAGGCCGGTGTTCTCGCGGACGGTTCCGTCCTTCAGGGTCTCTTTGTTCCACCTGGCGAGCTGTCGAGGGACCGAGGCGTAGTCGCCCTGGTTCAGCAGGCGCAGCAGGGTGGACGACATGAAGCGAGCGGCGCCCAGGTTGAACACGAAGGAGGCCAGCACGATGCGCTGGTTGGCGGTCAGCGGGACTCGCACAAGGCGGTCCACCGTTTGCATCGCGTGGCCCGCATCGGCCCTCAGGAGCGCCCTGGAGGCCGTGAGGGAGATGGTCAGTCCGGGACGAACCTCGGGGCCGGTGTGGCCGACGCCGATGGTCCAGGTGCCCGTGCCATCCTTTCGGTCGTTGTAAGCTACAAGCCGTTCACCCTCGACCTTCAGTAGGAAGGCTTCGAGGGCAGGGTAGAGATTTTCGTCTATGGGGACTCCAATGAATCGATGGAAGGGATTTGCCGTGGGCGTTGTGTTATCCGCTCTCGGGATACTCAGCGCTTCGACGGCATCGGCCAGTTCTGCCGAGTCGTACACCGTGTACGGCTTTGCAGGGAACTCGTGCGGAGCCTGGAAGGAGAGCGAGAGCAGGCCGATAGTTCGGAAGGTGTTCCTTGGCTGGATGTCAGGCTTTGTGTCCGGCATTAACGCAACGCACTCCGGGAAGCCGGTGGACAACTACCCAGGCGATTCCACGGTAGAGCTGTACATCGACAAGTTCTGCCGCGAACATCCCCTGAGCCGTTTCTCGGATGGAACGGCTGCACTCGTGGCAGAACTTCGGGCTCAGTAGTTGTCGTAGAAGTTCGGAGGGGCCGTGGAATAGCCGAAGACGGACTCTTCGAAGCGGCGGTACTCCTCATCCATGAGTTCCTGCATGCGCCGGTCCTCCTCGTTCGACACGTCGCGGTCGAGGTACGAGGTCCAGTACGCAACGGCCATCGCCAGGGCATCCAGCCTGTCGTCGTGACGAAGAGCGCCACGTTCGCGCGTGATGCGGGTGAGCTGGTGGAAGAGCTGGAACTTGGGCTCGCTCTTCTGGTCTGCTCGGAGCAGGGCGGCATCGACGACCAGGCGGTGCTGGTTCATGACCGGCTCCAGCGTGTCGATGATCCGCTTCTCCTTCTGGCCGGTACTGCGGACCTCCTCCACGGCGCACGGGTAGATACGGCGGAGCACAGGCTCCAGCAGCTTCACGAACATGCCGTCGCCGAAGTTCGACTCGACCAGGATCAGCTTGATCTTCTCGGCCCTCGCGACGTGCGCGATGTTCTCCAGGGCAGCGTCGTCGTAGCCGCCAGGGAGACCCCCAGCGCGCCTCAGGAACACCATGCCGCGCAGCATCTTGGTCACGGCGTAGCCCGTCTCGTCACCGCCACGGCCCGAAGGGTCGATAGCCATGACGGAGCCCGTGAACTCCTCCATCTCCTTCGCCACGTACATCGGCCGGTACAGGCGGTCGCCCGTGAACCCGACAGCGGGGATGTCGTTGATGGTGTGTTCCGGGGACGACGCCCACACGATCCGGATGGGGGCCACCTCACGATCAATATCCAGCGTGATGAGGTCGCTCAGCTTGAGCGGGTAGCGCTCGCTGTCGGACAGGGTAGTGTCCAGCATGAACTGGAGCATGAAGCCCGAGCGCCCATAGGACGCCTCTCGCTTCATCAGGTCCTCTTCGTGGAACCGCGAGGGCTCTACAGGCTTCCAGGCCAGTGAACTGTCGTTTTCGAAGCGCTCCACGAGGTACGGGGCGATGCGCCCGCTGTACTGTTCGAGGTGCTTGCGGCTCTTCGGGAACCTGGCGGGCCACACGCGAATCTCGTAGCCACGGTCCGGGAGCTGGTTGTAGATCGACTCCTCAGTCTGCGGCGTGCCCAGGTAGATGATCTCGGCGTTCGCAAGGGGCTTCAGGATCGCGTCGAACTCCTTGATGAGTTCGGACAGCTTCTCTCGCTGTGCGACGGTGGCCGAGTTCTTCACCACCTCGACGTCGTCGGCGATGATGGTGTCGGCGCGGGAGCCCGTGAGCTGGCCCGTAATGCCGACCGACTTCACCGAAGGCGACTGGTCGGGCTGTGCCGGGCCAACGTCGAAGGCGAGGTTGGAGTCGCGCTGGCCGGCACGCGGCTTCAGGTGCGCAAGTTCCGGGACGGTCTCGATGAGGCGCTTGACGAAGATCGAGAAGGCATCCGCTCGGTCCTTGGAGGCCGAGACGACCAGCACCTTGTGCTGCGGGTCTTTCCATAGGAGCCAGCAGACGTACGCTGCGGTCAGCCAGGACTTGCCGATACCTCGGAAGGCTTCGATGACGCGGCGACGTGGACCGTGCTGAAGGTACGTCGAGATGTCGTACTGAACCTCCGTGGGGGCAGGGAGGTTCAGATGGCGCCAGATGTGGAAGACGAAGTTGCGAAAGTCGTGGAACGGATGCGGTGCAGGTTCGGGGTTGCAGAAGCGCTCAGCGGCAAGCTCAGCGTCGAGCTGCGAGGTGCTCAATGCACCCCGTCAGCCTGCGGGTCGAACGGGTACTCGTTGAGCTTGGCGGCAAGGGCACCTGTCGGGGAGCCCTCTGCGGGAACCGCTTCAATGCCGTTGTCCTTGAGGAACTGCCGGGCGACGTTGAGGATCGCTGCGTTGCCCTTGTCGGACATGTCCATCGTATCGATGGCGTCCTTCAGGGTCTTAGCCAGGGCGGTGTGGAGATCGCCGAGGGCCTTCTTGGAGGCGGACATTACTTGGCGAGCCACTTCTGGAAGAGACGCTCTACGGCGGACGAGCCGAGGCTCGACAGGACGCAGGCGACGCCGATGGTCGCGTTGGTGGAGATGCTGGGGAACATGAGGGATGCAGCAGCGGCACAGAGGCCGAGAGCGCCGGAGATGATCGCGCGCGCCATGACAACGCGGGCAGTGATCTTCTCAGTGGAGGCAAGGAGCTTGCCGATGCCCACGACGGCGCCGAGGGTCGCCAGGGTGGCGACCAGCTTCGTATCGTTGTCCATTTGAGGTAAAGCGGATCAGTTCCAGGAGACAGTGAAGTCGGCGGTAGCCGACGAGATTCCGTCCGATACGGTCCAGCGGTAGGTGCCGCGAGAGGAGGTCGGGGTGGAGTTCGTGTTTACGGCGGTGAACGTGGCTTGGTTCCCGGCCACGGAGTTGTTGAACTGCGTGCCGCTGACGAAGGACAGGGAGTAGGTGACGTTGCCGTTTCCGCCGCTAATCGCGCAGAAGGACGTGCCGACCGTGTACGTGCCCTTGTTACTGGCAGAGCTTGAGAGGCTAGAGGCGGTCGCGCTGAGTGCGACGTAACGAACCGCATTGGCGAACTGGCTCAGCGTCAGGGCGTTGGGGTCGGTCGAGATGTTGGCGTTCTGGGGGATGTCGGGAACGTAAGCGCCGCGCCGCGCGTAGGCCCTGAGATTCCCAGGGCCACCGAACTCCGCGACGATCTGCTGAAGGGTGGGCGACCCACTAACCGCCATTGGCGCCCTCCAGTTCCCGGATGCGTGCCCGCAGGTCAATCACGATCTCGAACAGCAGGTGCAGAATGTCCACGCCCAGCTTGCCGTCACCACGGTCCGTGACGTACTCGGGGGCGACCTTTAGGACCTGCTGGGCAATGGGGCCACTGGAGACGCGCTTGGTGTCCCGCCACATGTACGTGTAGTAGTTGACCAACTCCGAGATACCCTTACGGGCCTCGGCGCGGACGATGCGTTCCTTCAGGGTCGCATCCGACGACAGGACGTAGTCAGTGGCGTACGCACGGCCGTCGTTGCCGACCCAGAAGCGACTCGCGACCGGACCGTTGTTGTTGGCCCAGCCGAAGATCAGCGTGCCGGACGACTGGTACATGACCCAATCGTTGCCGCCATCGCGCATCGCGTAGCCGCCACCGAACTGACCGGAGGTGACCATGGTGAACGACTGCGCGCCATTTCCGGGTGCCGTCGCCACGTTTGTCGAGACGGTGCCGTCGAACCGGAATCGCCGATAGGTGCCCGCCAGGCTACCCGCATAGAGGTCGCCACCCGCAGCGATGAGGTTGCCACCAGCGGAGAAGGCGCCCGTGGTGTTCGCTGTTCCGTAGAAGGTCGTGCCTGAGGCGCCTAGGGACATCAGCGAGTCCCAAGTCGAGCCATTGAGCCTCTGGAAGTACAGGCCGAAGTCATTCGACCCATCAACGGAGGCGAGCGCTCGATAGCCACGGCCGTTGCCGTTCACCATCAGGTTGAGGTTCGGGGACGACCCAGCGGTAACGGTGAGGGAGCCGTTGACGTTGCCGTTCACGCTGTTCACCGGGCTGAAGCCGAGTGCGGCCTGCTTACTGTCCAGGGTTCCCTGGAGTCCCTCAACGTCCGCGATGGCATGGCGGTGGTTCACGGACGCCTTGCCGGCAAGCGCGTTGCTCAGGGACGTGATGTCCTCGATGGACAGCGTGACGTTGCCCACCTTCCCCGCTACAGCGGTGACGCTCTCGGTGTTGTCGATCAGGTCCCAGCCGGAGCCGTTATGGACGATGTTGTCGCCGTTGCGGTACGTGATACCGCCGATGGTGCCGCTGCCGGTGATCTTGTAGAAGGCACCTTTCGTGGCTCCCGTGGGCAGCGTGTTGGAAGATGCGTCCCACGCGCCGAGGTACACGAGGGAACCCGTAGCGAACGCCTGGGCCTTGATGGCCCAATGCCGAGCCGAATACTCACCAGGAACGACCGCTTGGTCCTCGACGTTGGTCGCCCACGCTCGCGAGAGGTCACGGGCAGTCTGGGCGTCACCCAGCGCGATCAGGGCCGTAGACGCGCTGGCTGCGGAATCGTCGGCCTCGGCCGCCGCCTTAGAGGCACTGCCGGCCGCCGCTGTCGCCTGCTTGGCGCTCTCGACAGCACTCGTGGTTGCAGCGGTAGCTCGGGCGTCGGATGTCTGCCGGGAACTCTCGGAGGCTGCGGCGGAGGTCGCCGAGTCCGTTGCGGACTGAGTGGATGCGGAGGCGGAGTCAGCGGCGTGCTGGGCCGACGCTGCGGAGTCCACGGCGGATGCGGCGGCCTCGGAGGCGGACTGCTCCGCACTGGTGGCGAGGGCAGTGACGTGATTGGCAATAGCCTTCACTCCCGCGACCTCGCCGGTCAGCGAGTCGACCATGGAGGTGACCCGCTTCTGCAACTCAGGGAACGATGGGACCTGGTGGTTCACGTCGGTGCCATCGGTAACCGTCACGTCGCCGGTCGGCTGGGTGAGCACCGCGATCATCTGGTTCTCGCGGGTGTCCCATCGATCCACAAGGGCCGACAGGCGTGCGGCAAGTGAGGCGTTACTCACGTAGCCGGGGGTCTCATTCGTTGCGATGTTTACCTCAGCCCGAAGGCGTATGCAGTGACCTGCGTGATGTGGAAGTTCTCAGGCCGCGTGTTGGAGAATGGATCGAGACCGATGCGCACGCGGTACGTGACCGTGCCTGTGGCGATGGCGTCGAACGACAGCATCGAGTCGAAGTCGGTTGCGCCTCCGCCGATGATGTGGTTGTGCACCTTGACCTGCTGCCAGGAGCCGCCAGCGAACCTCTCCAGGTAGATGCCGCCTGTGGAAGGGCTACCAGACGTGTTGTTGATCTTGCACTCGACGTGGATTACCGGGAGGTGCTGTTGTCCCAATCGCGTAGGGGCAGGGAGGTCGAACTGAACCGCAACGCCACCGCCCGACGCGGTGAGGTCTCCGGTCCACGATGCGGTGGCGGTGGACTGGAGCTGGTCGATCATGTTCTGGGCGCGGATCGTGCCGTTGAATGCGGCGTTGCCGTTCCGATCAAACCAGACGACGGCGTTGTTGGCGTTCTTGACGCCTGCGCCGATCCAGAACGGCCAGGGGTCGTTCGGGTTGTTCGTGATCTCCACACGGAACTCGTTGGGATCGATGACGTTCCCATAGGCGTCGAGCTGGTACGTTCGGAAGATGCCGCCGTTGACGGTACCCATGTTGGCCGAGATGGCCGACAGGGAGTTCGTGGTGATCTTCTGGGCCGAGATGGAGCCATCGACGATGAGCTGGCCCGTGATACCTACGGTGTCCACGCCCCCGACTCGACCCGCGACGAAGGGGAAGCTCACGACTCCGCCACCCCGAGGGGATGCGAAGGCGAATCGGTCGGCGAGCACGGTAAAGGTGCTGCCGCCTTGCGACGATGCGCCGAGGCCGATTCCGGCGATGACGGGGACGCCATTGATGCGCCCGGCGTCGATCTTCAGAGACCAGTTCGCTTGCCACTTCGGGTTCCCCGTGGGATCAGCGGTACCGTCCACGAATGCTTCGAAGCGGTTCTGGAGAATGGCGAACGACCCGGATGCCCATGCTTCGACCTGCTGGGTCGAGATGGTCTTCGCGTAGTCCTTGGTCGCGTAGGTGGTCGTGAGGGTCTGTGAGATCGCCTTGGTGACGTTGTCGTCTGCCGCCTTGAAGTCCGAGGCGAGCTTGGTGATCGCCTGCGCGCGCGCTTCGGTCTCGGTAGTGACCGCCTGGCGCACGTCGGTGATGCGGGACTCGGCCCCACCGATGGCGGCGTTGACCTGCGTAATGGCCGTGGCGCGCGCTTCGGTCTCCGTGGCGATGACCTGGCGGACTTCGACGATCTGAGCGGCCGTGTCGTCGTGCTGTGCGTACAGCTCCGTGATCTGCTGGGCCATGGAGGACGTATCGGTCACGAGCGTGGTGATGTCGGTCTCGGCCAGGGCCACTCGCTTCTCGACCTTGCGACGCTCGTTGAACCGCTGGTCGCTGCGAAGGATTTCGTCGAGCAAAGTCTCGGCCGTGGAGTCGATGGGATCGATACGCTCCAGCAGGAGCTTCATGATCGGCGACTGCATCACAGCGTCGATGATCTGGGTGATGGCCGGATTGGGCGTCGACCCGTCAGGCATCGGCCAGCCGGAGCCGCCTCCGGGGAGACCGCTGCCGCCGTATGTGCCGAAGTCGAGCTGCTCCTGCATGATGTAGAGGAGCTGCTTCGAGTTCACGTTCATGTCAGACGCGGGGAGCTGACCCCCGTCGTGGAAGACAGTGAGAAGGTCATCTCGCCGGGTGAAACGGCGAGCGGTCACTAGAATCTGCTCGGGCAGCTTCGAGGTGACTTGGAATTCGGTAGGGGAGAGCCATTTGATCGGCTGCTCCACGGCGTCCCCCACGTCCCCTGCAAACACCCTGAGGTCTTCAAGGTGCAGGTAGGGGAAGGGGACGGTGTAGGTGGCACCCTCGCTCGCCAAGTACATGACGAACGAGTAGCCACGCGCTAGGGGCTGCATGGACCTCCTGGGGTTAGTTGGGGAGGTCACCCTCCGGAAGTTGCTTGGCGGCCCATGAGAGCCCGTTGCGAACGCCAGTGACGTTCTGGAACCACAGCAGGGACATTGCGTCCCGCGCTTGCTTCGAAGTGACGTGCTGCTTGGGATCGAGGGCGGCCACCAGGGTCTTCGGTAGGCTCCAGAGAGCCCGCCCGGTTGCCAGGGTGGGGATGCCCTGGACACCCGAGTCGAGCCCCGTTGAGCGCCCGTAGGCGAAGATCGGGGTGTCGTCGCCACCGAGGGCCTGTTTGACGCCCAGGTCGTGCGCGATAGTGTCCGTCATGAACGGCAGGATCGACGAGTAGCTCGACTGCTGGAACGCCTGCTTAGCCAGTTCGTCCCACTGCATGAGCTTTTCCCGCTTCTCGGGGTCACCGGTCGTGTTCAAGTAGTTGCGCGCGGCCATGCCGATGCCTGCGAACAGGGTCGACCCCATCCACATCTGCGCCGTCTGCCAGTCCCGCATGTGCAGGCCGTGGAGCATTACGGAGGTGTAGGAGTTCGTCATGAACGTGCGGAACTGCGTGAAGATGCGGCCCGTCGCTGAGTGCATAAGCTGGACCGAGTCGCCGACACCGCCTTCGCCGATGGTGCGCTTGGCGTTGCGGTTCACGAACAGGGCCATGAGCCTCTTCTCGTCCGCCGTCCATGAGCCCCATCCCTTGGCGATGTCATGGACGCTCTTCAGGCCCTTGAGGCGCGCGAAGAGGGTGGCCTGGTCCTTGGCGTCGAGGCCGCCAGCGCGGAGGCGGCGGACCATGCTGGCCGAGATGCCTTCCTTGTTGGCGAGCTGGACCAGGCGCCCGGCGATGCCCACGCCTGCGAAGCCCTGGAGGAACTGCTGCATGGGGGCGATGCCGGACACCACGCTCATGTACCGCTGGCCGTACTGCATGCCTCGGTCGAGCTTGTTCAGGCCACGGCCTACGGCGGTGTCGTTACGCCACACTGACTCACCCACCGCGTCGAGGCGGAGGTACGGCTGGTTCCGGACGAAGTCCGTCCCGAGGCCGGTGATGTCGGCGAGCCAGGCGGCCTCTTCGTGATCGAAGTTGCCCATACGCATCTTGCGGACCATGTTGATCGCAGCGGGTGCCGCCTTGAACGCATTGCGCGTCCCCACGGCGCCGAGGACGGAACCCACGCCTTCCAGCATGGTGAATCCGACCTGGCCCATCGTGGTCATGAAGTTCTGCGACCGGATCAGGCGGGAGCCGCGAGTCCAGGCAGAGTTCGGGGCGTCTGAGGTCGACCGGCCAAGGATGGAGTTGAAGGTGATATCGAGGGCGCGGGTCAGGTCGCTGTCGCCGGCTTGCTTACTCTGGGAGAGGACGAACTGCTTGTAGCGGTCAAGCTCTGCCTGGGTGCCGATGTTTGCGTGCTTCTTGAGCGCCGCCCATCCTGACATCTCGCGGATGTAGTCGGGCACGAGGTTGTCGACGTTGTTCTCCAGCAGGTCGGCGATGTGCACCTGGTGGGTGTTGCCCAGCTCGTCCGTGAGCGTAGCCCCATAGGACTCGTCGAGGTCGATACGGCTCTTGGCGCGCGCATGCAGGGCACGTTCGCCGGCATCCTTCTCCAGCTTCCCGACCAGTGCATCGATCTTCTGCGCCGTCACGCCGGCCTCCTGAAGCAGCTCACGTACGCTCGTCGCGTCAGCGGCAGCAAGGGTGCCATGGAGATCGGAGGGGCCGCCCATGGCCTTCTCGTAGCCGCGCTTGAGCCACGCCTCGCTGACGGCGTTGAGGAGGTCTTCGTTGATCGTCTCGCCCGCGCCGAGGTTCTTGACCCAAGCGCTGCGCATCGCGGGCTTCACGAGGTTCTCGCGGAGGTTCTCGAATGACAGGCCCTTGGTCGAGTTGAGGTCGGTGTAGCCCTTGGCACTGAAGATGCGCGGGAGGTAGCCATTGCCATCGAAGGGTTGTTCGAAGCCGGGTACACCGTTGGCCCGCAGTTCGTCGGCCATACGCTGGAACGTCTTCTGCACCCGCTGAGCGGACGCGGCTACTTCGGGCTCCATATCCTGGGCGACACCACGGATGTAGTAGCCCACCGACTCGTTGAAGTTCTGCCGGGCAGCGTCACCGCGTACGCCGGTCTTCTGTGCGAACTTGGCCCACTCCTGTTCAACCGCAGTGCGGTACTCGCCGTGCACGGCCTGGTCGAGAAGCGCGGACTCTTCGCTCGCCGTGAACTTCACAGCAGCGTTTCGATCCGCGTAGCCGACGCTGTCCTTCAGGAGCTTTCGGGACACGTCACGGAGCACAGCGGACTTGCTGCTGCCGAGGCGGCCAGCGATATCGCGTCGGACCTTGCTGAAGGCCGACTTGGTCCCTGCGTTCGCGTAGGCGTCGTCGATGACCTTCTGCTGCCACTCGGGCGTTCCCACGGCGGGACCGTCCAGATTGCTGACGACGGAACCATCGACGCGTGCAGCGCCCATGGAGTCCGAGGCATCCTGAGCGGCACCCTTGGCGGCCTGCGCTTCCCTGACGACCTTGGTGGTGCCCGCTGCGGCCTCTGCCAGCTCACCGCTGCGGAAGCCGAACGCGCCGCCCGCCAGGAACCCGAAGGCCCCTGCGGTGACGAGATGGCCCGTATCGATCTCCGGGTCGTACTGTGAGGCGAGGAGTTCTGTGCCTACGTTGGTGGCGCCCGCGACCAGCCCTGACCTGACGCCGTTGACCAGCGACGTCGCACGCGCCCCGTAACCCAAGCCTCCCGACGCAGCGCCGATGGCGTACATCGAGGGGTCGAGCAGGGATGCCGCTGCGTTCCCGAGGAGTCCGTATTGCGCGGAGTCCTCCTGGGCCATCTTGTTCTGCATGGCGAATGACATGCGGAGGTCCGCCTGTTCGGCGGAGAAGGCTCCCTCAAGCAGCTCGGTCTGACTCTCCAGGCCGTTTGCTACCCACTTCTCGTAGTGGGGCTTCAGTGCGTCCCCATAGAAGTCCGGGTCTCGTTCGAGACCGTGCTCCTGTAAGGCGCGGTCGGCCCACGCGATGGGACCTTGCACGATCTTGGCACCGATCAGGTCGCCGAACGTGGTCTTGTCCTTGACCTCCTGGGCCTTGGCCGCAGCCGTGCGTGCCTGGCCCTCAAGGACCGTTGCACCAGCGGACGGTACTGGCCGGACGTATTCGCCGTCCTGAGCGTAGATGCTCGGTAGGGTGTCCACTGGTGGCGCTCCTTAGTGCTGTGAGGTGATGAAGTCCGCGAAGGACTGAACGTGGTTGGTTGGGTCTTGCACGTACTGCTGGAGCTTTGCGGCTCCCTCGGCACGCTTTCGGTTCGCAGGATCGAGTGCGTAGCCTGAGGTGTCCCCTGGCTTGATCGATGTGGCCTGCTGGCCGAGCTTCACCTGGAGTCGCTTCGCAGCGTCGGCAGTCAGCTCCTCGTCGGGTTGTCCGAACGTGGTGAACGCCTGTGCGTTGCGAACGCGCTTGTCGTCTTCCTGCTTCTTCCAGACCGAGTAGTTCTCTCGGGTGGCCGACGGGATAACATCGACGAAGGCGGTCTTCTTCTGCGGCTTGCCGTCAGGTCCATCGACGGTAATCTCGTGCGTGACGTCGAGAGGCACGCCCCCGGCTGCGAAGTATTTGAGACGCCACTTGTCGGGCGAGCCGGGTACAGGGACAAACCAGACGGGGTCGTCCTTGCCGACGACGTTCTGCGCGACGAGGCGGTCCTTCCACATGACGCTTGCTTCGGTCATGGCGTCGCTGGTCTGAGTCTCGACGCCGTCGCCCGTGCCGTATGAGCGGACCAGACGGTCACCCACCCGGACGTATTCGGCCTTCACGCGCTCGATGGCGGTCTTGGCGGCAACGTTGGGCGGAATGCCCTGCTGCACCATGTTCCGTACGCGGAGGCGATAGGCCGCATCCATCTCCGTGATGTTGGCGATGGGCGTGTCCGACTGCCAGAAGTGCGGAGCATCGAAGTCTTTCGGCTTCGCCTTATCGACAGCCTTCATGGCCTCGGTGACGTTCTTGTTGATCGTCTCGGTGTCCAAGCTGCTACCCATCTTTACCTGGGACCACGCCTGCGTTCCTGTGGCGCCGAGGGCGCGCGCCTGCTGGTACTGCGTGATTCGGGCAAGGGTCTTGTCGTCCACCTGCTGTGCGGCCCACGACGGCGAGATGTTCTGCATGTGTTCGAAGATGCCGACGTAGCGTTCCGCGCGGCTCGGGTCGTTCTCGTCGATACTGCCGAGGAGTGTCTTCAGGGCCGGGATCGGGGCGCCCGTGCGGGCGGAGTGCTCCAGCACCTTCATGACGTCGGGGCTCGTCTCGCCCTTTTGCAGGGCCGCCGTGAGTGCGCGGTCGCCGGCCTTCGAGACATCCTCGGGCTTGATGCCGGACGCCTGCTCACGCAGGGCATCATGGTTCATCCAGGCCAAGTCGGCCCGGCGCTGCTCGGCCGCCTTCTGGGCCTTCTCCGCCAACCGCTCGCGTGCTTCGGCAGACTGGCGAATCTTGGCGGCGACCTCGGCAGCGGACTTGTCATTCGCCTTGCCCCATGCGGTTGCACGAGCCGACCCCAGGATGCCCTTGTCAGCGAGCGCGTCGATCTGGACGGTCTCGGCAACCTCCTGGTCGTAACGAGCCTTTTGGGCGCGCTCGTCCTGGATGTGCTGGCCCACGCTGGCTGCGTTGCGCAGTTCCTCGGCGTGCTCGGGAATGGAGGCCAGGGGAGTCCTGCCGGGCGCCATCGGGGTCTCAAGGAGGGTCTTGCCCTTCGCGAGGTCGATGTCGCCGGAGGCCATGGCGGCCTTGAGGGCTGTGACCGCCGAGTGCTCGATCTGGTCCTCGGTGAGGCCCTTCTGGAGACCATAGTCCCGCCAGGCGCCAAGGGTGCTCGGGTCGAGCATGTGGCCGGTCCTGAGGCCATCGACGAGGTACGCCTGATAGCCTTCCTCTTCCCGCTTCTGTCCCTCGGCGATGGACTGCTTGAGAAAGGCTTCCTTGATCGACGGCTGCTTCTGCGCCATAGCGACCATGAACGCCTTCCGGGCTTCCTCGGGGAGCTGGCTCTCTTCGACGAACGTCGCAACGTGCTGCTGCATGACCTGGTCGATGTCGGCGCCGGGCTCCAGCTTTGCAAGCTCCGGCTGGAACTGCTGCTCGAACCTGTTCGCAGCGTTGAGGCCGTCCGTTTCTTCGTATGCCTGTCGCTGGAATTGGTTGGCGGTCGCCAGCCAATCGTGGTCGACCGTACCTGTGACGGCGGCCTCGTCGGCTTTGGCCTTGCCTTCCTTCGCCGACTGTGCGGCAAGGGCGGCGTCGTTCTGCTTCTTTTGCCGGGCAGCGTAGTCGAGGATGTCTGTGGTCTGGTTCGACATGCCCGACAGCGCGCGGCTCAGTGCGTACATCGCCGAACCCGCACCGGACGAATCTCGCTGGCTCGCCTGGACCTGAAGCGGGACGTTCTGTGATGCAGACGAATCCACCGGCTGTCGCGGGGTGATGCGTGTCGTGTCGAACCGAGGCATGTGGGTTCCTGTTATGAAGTGGGGATCGTTGCGGGGTGGGTCTTCGCGTACCACGACGCACCGCCATTGGCGGCTGCGGAAGCAGAACTCGACAACCCGGAGATGAGCTGGCCGTTGATCTCGGAGGAGCGGCTGCGCGCCTGCTGCGTGTTCTCGATCTGACCGTTAACTCGGTTCTTCTCGATTCGCGAGACATCGCGTCCGGACTGCATGAGGATGTCCGTCAGGATCGCGTTGGTGCTGTTGCCGGAAGCGCCGGACTCTGCGGATGCCGCGCGGGCGGCGGCGCGCTGCTCGCGAGCGGCCTTCAGCCGGTCGTCGGTCTGCGCCTGAGCAGCGGCGTCGGTCTGCTCTTGCTGGACCTTGAGCGTCTCCTCCATCGCGTGCTTCTGCTGGTTAGCGGAGTAGACAGCGGTGCCTGCCGCCACAACCGCCATGATGATCGGTACTGCTGCGATTGCGCACATTACGGGATTCTTCCGAACTCAATGAAGGGATGGCCTTCGAAGTCATGGACTTTGAACGGCCGAAAGCCGAGGCTCAGCAACCAGCGCTGGGCGCGTAGGTGCCGGGCATCGACGAAGTTGAAGAGGGCCGAATAGAGCGGACTCCACTCGGCGATGAACTGGTGCGACGTTTCGATGAACTCGCGAGCGACACGCCCTCTCGGCCCCGTGGAGAGCATCCAGGGAACCCCGAGGTTCGTGTCGAGCGAGAAGTCGGCTACGCCGAACGCGGCCTGGGGCTGTCCGTCCCAATGGGCCACATAGGACTCCCTGCTGGCCGCAACGGACTCTTGGAGGGCCTTGAGGGGCGAGGACCAACCGCAGGCATACAGCTCGGCCACATCCTCCGCGCACATGCGGGAGGCGATGGTGTCGAGCGCCTCGGTCGATGGCGCGTGGATGGTTATGGTCACATGCGTGCCTTGGTGGTGTAGAGACCTTCCCACTGGACCGATTGGAACCAGGCCGGGTAGGGCGAGTCAGTCTCGAAGGCGACGTTGACGGCTTCGGAGCGAGAGGCCACGAGGAACGTGTAGTTGCCATCGGAGATCGAAGGGGCATCCAGCAGGAACGCAGCGTCACCCGCAGTGCGGCCGGCGAATGTCGATTCAAGCTGAGGCACGAGCTGGTCGATTGCTTCGGGGCGACCCTTGGGGTAGATGCGGACCTTGAACGTCGACGTATCGGCGAACCGGACCGTCATCCGCTTGAGCTGGAGTCGGCCGATGATCTTCGCGGCGTTGTTCTGGTCCCGCATGAACTGCTGGGACAGCGTGATGCGCCGCTTGTACTTGTAGCCGACCGTCACCCGCCCGCCGTCGTATCGACCGGGGAGCCGTAACGTCTGCCCACCGTTCACCAGGGTGCCCTGGCGGATGTCGAGGTACGAGCCGGGTGTCGCCCAATCCTTTGTCTTGACCACGCAGAGGCCGTCAAGGGTCGGGAGGATCGCGGGAACCGTGATGTCCGTGTAGTTCCCAAACGCCTGATACGTTGGCCGGATGGTCTGTCGGCGGTCGAGATGGATGTCGAAGTCATCACGGATGTCCGTGAAGACGGGCGAGGGACCGAGGTCCACGCGGAGAAGCTCCACGCCGCCACCCGGCGACTTGGCGATCATGTACAAGTCGGTCCCGATGGCGTTCATGTGGACGACCTTCCCGGTCCCCGATAGGGACCAGGGGTGCCACGCGGACTGCTGCTTCTCGTCGCCCTGCCATTTGAACTGATGCACGTACACCTGGGGGCCTGACGGGTTGTCATGGGCCAGCAAGAGGTAGTCGGCATCGCTGACGGCGGCCATGGCGCGTGTGTCGCCAGGCACGTACGAGGGGACGTGAGCGGTGATGTTCGCGGCCTCGGGCGTGACCTGCTCGTCGGACACGAAGTATTCGCGCACCGTGCTCCAGGGCTTGCCCGCATTCTCATTCACGAAGAAGAGGCTGCTTCCCGCGATCAGGGGTTTGATCGTCGTCGACACCTGATAGTTGGTGACGGGATCGATCTTGACCGTCTTCGGCGTGAGCGTAGGGGACGCGGTGAGCTGGAACAGGGACGTCTTGCCCGTAGCGAAAAGCATGAGGGCCTTCTGGTACGGGACGCAGTGGAGCATCTCCGCGACGCCCTCCGTGGGCGCATTGGCATCGATCACGTCGCTGTCGAGCAGGGAGGTGACCGAGGTGCGCCAGAAGTTGTAGTAGTGCCCGACCTCGCTCATCACGACGTTCCCGGCCGACCCTACGATCCCGAGACGGTCCCGGTGAAAGAAGAGGTCGCCGATGCGCTGGTTCACGAAGGACGGCGGCGGGCTCGAACCCGCATCACCGGCATACATGCCCTCCCATTCGAGCGGACCGTAGGAGAAGTAGAACCCGTCCGGGTTGATGCTGTCGGGGATACGCTTGAGGCCGTGGGGCATCGTCGCGTTCTCCATGAAGCCCGGCGTGCCCGGCTTCGCCACTTCATCCCACACCTTCATGCTCTCGTACTGGACGTAGTAGTTGTCGAAGGCGTTGGACGCGTCACCGCGCACCTCATAGATCGGAGCGCCGTTCATGGCGGTCTTCGGCAGGTCCGTGAAGGTCTGTACGGAGCCCGATACGAATCCGGGGGTCAGCTTGGCGGACATCCGCACGACGACGTCGCGGTTCGCGATGAACGTGTAGTCGTCGATGGTGACGGCCCTCAGGTGCTTCCAGGTTTCTCCGGAGGTCGAGAGGTAGCCCATGGATGCCTGGTCCACGTTGACCTGGTACTCCTTGCCCGTGACGTGGTCGAACACGCGCACGCGGCCAGGGTAGATGACCACGATGTACTTCTCGCGCGAGTCGCGGACGATGCTGTGAAAGAACGCGGTGTCAGGGATATCGGAGCCGAGGACTCCGACGAACTGTGCAGGGGACCTCGGGCCGGCGCCACGGGCGGGGCTGAGGTTGCAATTCAGTGCTTCTTCGATCTGATTGGGCAGGCGCACGGATGCGTCCTGCTGGGAGACCCCGCCAATCATGGACGGGATGGTTCCAGAGGTGAGGGGCATTAGCGCGTAAAGACCTCCGAGACGTCGGCGCCATCGTTGAACATGTTGGCGCGCGGCTCGTAGAGCGCGTGCTCTTCGAGAAGGGCCATGAGGGCGAACTTCTCGTCGTCTTTGGTGAACGAGTAGGACTGGTCCGAGCCCTGGTACTGCGCCTGGAATTGCGTGGCGGCCCGCACGGTGATGTAGCGCCGTGCAGTTTCGGGAAGGGTCTCGAACGGGAACCCCCAGACGACCTCTAGGATCGGCGGGGAGCCGTTGTTGAATACGTAGGTGCTGTCATCGGCGTTCCACAGCTTGCCCATGCGCGGCACAATGCGGCGCGAGTCGGACGTGGAAGGGCGGATCGACAGGATGTTCTGCGGAAGCACGACCTGGCCGTCAGCGGCCGGCGTGAAGGTGTAGCTGTAGTCGAGGTTGAAGTACCAGCCCTTCGACTGGGTCTCGCGCGATTTCGAACGCAGCGTGTCACGCGCGATGGCCGCGTCGGTGAACCCCAGGTTGTCGAGGGTGTTGACCGGCGTCTCGCCCACAGCCTGAAGCACTGCGTTGACGGCCTCAAGTTCGGTAGTGGGTGCGATGTCCATGGGTCTCCAAAGGAAAAAAACCCGCCACGCCGGTTAGGGACGTGACGGGTTGTGGGGCTTACGAGCCGACGACCAGCTCGGCAGCGCCGGCCGCGCGGAGCGCGCCGTGGCCGAGAGCGAACTTCGACAGCATCAGGGTGCCCTGACGGCGAACGTCGTAGGCGTCTTCCAGCGCCAGGTCCAGCAGCTTCAGCGTGCCCACGGCGCTCTTGTGGAACACCGAGCACACCGACTTGCTGTAGTCGGCGCGGTACTTCGCCTGGAGGGCGGCGTTGGCCGAATCGTCCGCACTCGGGAAGAAGTTGGTCTTCAGGAGCTTGATGCGGGCGACGGACTCGATCACAGCCTGCGACAGCGAAGCGCCGCCAGTCGGGTTGTAATCACGGTCCACGAGGTCCTTGACCTGCGTGAGCAGGTACCACTGCGCCGGCTTCAGCGCCGCGATGACGTCCTCGTCCGGAACGTTCTTCTCGTCGAACGCTTGGCGGACCTGGCGGATGGCCGCAGCCAGCTTCGTCGCGTCGGTCGCCATGGCGGCGTCCTTCAGGATCAGGCCGCCCGGCTGGCCGTTGACCGGGCCGGTGGTCTGACGCGCGGCCAGGATGGCGCAACGCAGTTCGTTGAGCTGACGCTGCTTCGCCAGTTCGAGGCCCTGCTGGCGGGTGTACTCGCTGCGGACGTCGTAATGGTTCATCGCTTCATCGATGTTCGGGATGAAGACGTGCGAGATCAGCATCGGGTCGAGGGTCAGGATGACCTCGTTGTGCTGGACGTTCATGCCGGTGATCTCGGTGCCCGGTACGTGGTACTCGGAACCGATGGTGCCGATGGCCGGGAACGACGCGGACTTGCCGTGCGAGATGTTGCGTTCGGTCACATGACCGGCCAGCTTGTACTCTTCAACGAACGAAGCGAGGACTTCGCCCGCGTACTGCTTGAGGAACAGTGCCTTTTCGTCACCTGCGTTCTGGACCTGGCCCAGACGGTTCGGGGTGGCGTTCGCCATTTTCTCTAGTGCTTTCCTTTGGGGTGGGTAAAAGGCTCCCTTCCCGCGCCCTTACGAGGCGCGAGTTGAGTCCTTACGGGGACCGGGAGGGGTACTGCTTAGCCGCCTTGCGTGTCGTTGTCGCGCACGGTGCGGGTTAGAACGAGGAGTTGCGGAGGCGCTCGGTGACTTCGGCACGGAAGGCCGGGTCTTTCTTGTAACGCTGGGACCGCATGGCTTCGGTCACCTCGACCTGCGACTTGAACGGCTCGACGCCAGGGGAGGCGCTGCGGCCGTGCATCAGGTTGGCCGGGGGCGTACCGCGCTTGGCGGAGTGGCGGCCGGCGAGGGCTTCGACAGCGAGCTTGGCGCGGGCAGCATTGCCCGACGTGACCGCTTCGTTGAACTCGACCTTCTCGGCCTGCGTCAGGTTGGTCTTCGCCCACTCGACGAGGGATGCGTATTCCTTCTCGCCGCCAGCCGTGCCGAACACGGCGTTGTTGTAGGCGTCGGCCTGGGCCTGCTTACCGGCGATGTACGTGTCGACCTCTCCGCGCGGGAGACCCTTCGCTTCGAGAGCCGCATAGGTCTCATCGGAGAGCTTGCCACTGGTGGCGTACTCTTCGTTGAGTGCGTTCCAGTCGAGGCCGGCGTTGGTGACCGTCTCCTGGGCCACTTCATCCGTGGGGATTTCGACGGACGGCTTCTCGCCACCCTCGGTACCCTCTTCGGTCGTCGTGGTTTCATTGGTCGCCGTCGTTTCCACCTTCGGGGCCGTCAGGGCCTCATAGGCAGCGGTCAGCTCTTCCACGGTCTTGTACTTGCCCGCATAGAGCGTTTCGGTCGTCGTCTCCGTGGCGGCAGGTGCGTCCACGGTCATCGCGATTTCGGATTTCTCGGACATAGGGCTCAGCGGAAGTTGTACATGGTGATGCCTTCCGGCGTGACGCTCTTGAAGCGCTCCAGCGGATCGACGGGTGTCTCGGGCTTCGCCTGGGTCACCTGGGGGACTTCAGGGGCCACGTCGGGCTCGGTAGTGGCTTCGGGGGCCTGCACGGTTTCGACGGGCTTCTCGTCCGTCTTCGTGGGCGCAAGGGTGGCGGTGGACTCCGCGCTGGTCGCGGTGTCGGTTTCTGCCGCCACGGAGGCGTCGGTGTTCTGCTTACGGGCCACTCGGGTCTCCTGAGGCTGTGGGCGGTGCCATAGCGGCACTCGCGATGTTGGGTGCGGCACGGATGGCCGCCTGGTGCATCGTTGCGTCTTGCTGTTCCTGGGCGATCTCGTCGTCGGTCTTGATGAGGCCCTTCATGCTCAGGTCGCTTGCGGCACCCATGCGAGCCATCAGCTCGCCGGCATTGACCCGCTGGGCGAACACCTGGGGACCGAGGACCTGCTGGGTAGCGCCGGCCCAATCGAGGAGCTTTCGCATGTCCTGACCACGGCCGAGAGCGGCCACACCGACCACGATGCGGGGCTTGATGAGCCCGGCGGGGAGTTCGGGGAGGCGGTGCTGGCGGGTGAGGCGGTCCATCTGTCGGCGGACCAGCGGAAGCAGAAGGTCCTCGGCGAGGATCGAATAGACGCCGCCCTGGACCTCTTCCAGCTCCTGGGCCAGGTAGCGAATCTCTTCCGCCGTGACCCGCTCGCCGTTGCGCTGGATGGCGGTGCGGACACCGAAGGCCATCTCCAGGCGGGCAACGAGCTTGTCGATGTGCTGGCCGACGAAGTTGAAGTCGCCGTACTTGTCCTGCTGGACAGCCTTGAGCTGGTCAGCGCGGAAGCGCAGCACGTCGCCGGACTCGGCCTCCGTGATGGTCTTCGGGCGGATCGCAGCGTTCTCGTCGAGTGCCCATAGGACCTTGGCGGCTGCGGCGGCGCCCTTGAGCATGGCCTTGGAGAGCTTCTCCAGAGCGTCGAAGTCGCCGTAGTAGTCGTAGACCAGGCCAGCGCCGTAGTCCTCGCCGTCCTCTTCGGGAATCCGAAGGGGAATCCAAGGGCACGCGTCGACCGGATAGGAGCCCTCGGAGCCGGGGACGACTGCGCCGTTCACTTCTTGGAATACCTGCCAGAGGTCGCCCTCACGGAAGATGCGGGTGTACAGCTCCACGTCCTGCTCAGGGCCGGCGTCAGCCGTGGCGCCCTTCTTCTGGTCCAGACCGAGGATCGACTTCAGCTCATCGCCCATGGTGGACGGGGCAATGGAATCCAGGGTCACGATCTCCAACACGCTACCCATACCGTCGCGGTCGACGACGAAGCGGCTCAGCGGGTAGAACTTCGCGTTGCCCTCGTCGGGGATGTACAAGAGACCGTTGCCGGTTGCGACGAGATGCTTGAGGGCGAGGGAGATTTTCCCACGCATGCCCGAGGTCTCGATGTCGTTGATGACGGTCCGCTCGATTTCGGCGAGACCCATCTCCAGTTCGCCCTGCTGGATGCCAGCCTGCTCGGCGAGAGCCTGGGCGTCCATGCCGTCCGGGGACAGCTTGAAGAAGTTGGCATTGACCGGAAGGAGTGCCATGAGGAACCGGGCGGCGGCGGAGTTGACGCAGCGCGCTCCGGTGCCCTGATAGGGGGTGGTACGGGAGGAACTCGATTTACCCTTCGAGACTTCCTTGTAAAGCGTCGGCAGCGTGAGCGTGGCGCACTGTTTGGCGCGGGACTCGGCAGCGTTACGGTCGGACTTCAGTCGTTGGTAGCTGGCTTCTGCGGTGACGGTCTTCGGGGCGGACTGGCTCAAGTGGGAATGACGAGGCTGCTTCCGTAGGAGGAGGTGGCGGAGTTATTCAGGTCGATGCGGAGGGACTTGCGTCCGGAGGTACCGCTTTCCTGGTTACCGCCCATGCCGTCCCGTGCGGTCATGAGGACCGCCGGGGTGGTGTCTTCGGCCTTGGGGGCTTTGGGTTTCTTAGCCGTGCACATGCGGGGTCTCGTCGTCGAGCTGCCGCCTGCGGATCAGGGACAGGACAAGGCGTCGCTCGCCCTGTCGGAGCAGGAACTCTTCACGGTCCATCCGGGGCTCGTAGATCACCTCGGGGTACCGCTCGGCCAGCTCGTCGATCAGGTCGTAGGCATGCAGGGGGATGGATTCGGACATAGAGGCTCCATAGGGTATAGGAGGGGTCTATAGGAGACCCTATGGAACCCTTATGGGGGAAACTACGTTTCCTCCTAAGCTCTGGGTTATACCTGGCTCAGGAGGGGTCTACAGGAGCCCCTAAAGACTCCTTGAGGGGAAAATCCGTTTCCTCCTAAGCTGGCGGTTTTACCCGTCCCTTGAAGGTCAACAATGGCGACCCAATGCTCGTCTAGCGGCAAGGGGCCGCCAAGGGAGGAAGTCATGGGTCTTGAAGATAAATTGAAGGCGCTGGTTAGCGAACGGGACGAGCAGGCCAAGCGCGCGCGCGCGGAGCAAGCTGCGGAGCAGGAAAAGTCGAGGCAGCAGCAAAATGAATGGTCTGCATACATCAACGGCTTCATTGCGCCAAAGTTCGAAGAGGCCGCGCAAATGATCCGACGTACAAGTTTGGATGCTAGAACCAGTGCTAACTCGTACTCTGGGGGTGGCCTTGCCGGTTACTCGTTGATTATCTCAACAAAGCAGGCGCGGCCTGCTACTGCAACGATTTCTATCCTCCATCAGCTCGGAACGACGAATGGTTCGTATACGGTACGCGTACCATTCAACCCCGCGCTAGACACTTCCGGACTCGTCATGTGTGGCGATGAATCGGAAGAACTTATCGAGAAGTTAGTCCTTCCGCTCGTGGAAGTAATGCTCTAACCGTAATTGGTCCAGCTCCTGCACTTTGGGGCTGGACTTTGCGCCGCGAGCGATTTCGCGACCGCCTGGAGGTGGTCGAGGCCGGCCAGGTTCTGGACCAGGATGTCGGCGGGATGCGCGGAGACCCCGGCCTCTGAGACGTGCTCGTTCACAGCAATGGCGCCGGGCCGGGTCACATGAACGACCAGGCCACCCATATCGCGAATCAAGGCGGCTTCGTTCTCGAAGCGTACATCGGAGAAGACGACGACATGCGGACGAACCCGTTCGTTCAACCGCCCGAACTTCTCGATCCGCTTGTGAGCTGCGGTGATCCAGAGATTCTGGTCGATCATCTCCCGGCCCCACTCGGTGCCCAGGGTCTGCATCATTTGCCGGGGCGACTTATTCCCAAACTCGGGAAGCGGCGTCTCTTTTGCAGGGCCGTCTGTGAGGGATTCAACCGACAGTCCCGTAACGCGCGCGACAAACTCGCGGATAGGTTCGGCGAAGGACAGGCGGATGCCGTGCCCCGATGCCTCGACGATCATGTCCGCCAGGGTGTCCTTACCGGACCTTGCTCGGCCGGTAATGCCGATGATTTTCATGGCGCCCAAAGGTTCACCTTTCCTGTCTTGAAGTCATAGTCGCCGTCGCGCAGGATTCGCGCGCAACGGGCCTGGACGAGTGCGTCGTCCGATGTGAGTCCCTTGGACTCGTAGGTCTTCACCACGGCCGCCCATAGGGCCGCGAGGTGTTCCTCGGGGCTGGCGTCGAGCAGCGCTTCGTGGATCGGCTGGAGGATCGGGTCGGCCCGCTTAGGGCCAATGCCGGGACAGCCGCCGTAGTTATCGGTGGTGTCACCCGTGAGGGTCTGCATCATCCAGTAGAGGTCCGCCTGGTGCTGCGAGATCGTGCGTGTGCCGATGTCGGGCTTGCCGGGGTTGTACAGGCGGCCGGGCAGGGTCTGCATGTCCTTGTCGATGGACACGATGATCCGCTTACCGGGAGCCAGCCGGGGGGACGGCATGGTCTGGAGGATGCCCAGGATGTCGTCACCTTCGAGGTACTCGCGGGTGATGATCTTCTCGGGCCAGAGTTCCTTCAGGAATCCATCGACCGCGTACCAGAGCGCCGGGCGTGCCTTGCCGGCCCGGTTGGCCTTGTAGGTCGGAAGGATGTCCTTACGGAAGTTCGTCGAGACCGACAGCGGCAGCAGGAAGTCCCGCGTGCCGAACTTCTCCAGCAGCTCGTCGATGTAGTCTTCGAGGTCTGCCTTCGCCTTCTCGGCGTTGACGACCTCGGATACCGCAGCATCTTCGCCGTCCTCGGCTTCCCACTTGATCGTCTTCGTGTTGCTGAAGGCGAGTTGGTAGCGGAGGACGTCAGCGTCGATGAGGAGGGTCAGGCCCTTCAAGTCACCTTTCGGGTCATGAGCACCACCGAGGCCCGGTCACGGGACTGGTCGTAGAACTGCTCGATCTGCGGGCGGAGGTCTGCGATAGCCTGGTCCACCGCCTTGTCGATGCTGGACCGGCAGGCAGCGAGAATCTCGGCTTCGAGTTGCTTGCGGGTATGCTGGACGAAGAGGTCGAGGTAGGTGCGGTTCTCGCACTCGACCTTCATGGCGGCTTCGCTGTAATTCATGCCGCCACCGCCAGCACCGCCTCGATGCGGATCACATCCGTGTAGCGACTCGTGTCGCGGAACAGCCGCTCGGTGAACTGGATCGAGCCGGAACGGACGAGTTCTTCGGCCAATTCATTTGCTGCGCGGCGGCGCATCGCCTCGCGCATGCGGTCAAGCTCGCCCAGGTGCACTTCCCCTCGGTAGCTGGACTGCACCGGCCACTCGGTGGCGCTCTTGAGCGTACGTGGTGAGGGGGCTGGGACGCACTGGAGCATGTGGATCGTGCGCTTCAGCTCCTCGACCTGGGAGAGCAGGACTGCTTTGGTGATCTTGCTGCTCATTTGAGCTTCCTCAGATTCTTGAGTTTGGTGAGCGGCTTCAGGCCATACGAAACGCCAACGGTGCACAGCACCATCCAGCGCCACCACTCAGGGAGGGACGCATCGAGTGCTTTGAAACCGTCGACCACGTACTGCGAGTAGCCGGGAATAAAGCAGGCGATGAGCGGGAGCATGACGATCACGAACATGGCGTCGTCCTTCCAGCCGGAGTTCTTCACGGCCTCGACTTCCCACTCGCCATCCTTCTGTGCCTTCGTGATCTTTGCCTGCATCACGGCCAGCTTCAGGTTGTGCTCGGCGGCATCCTCGCGGGCCTTGAGGACACGCGACTGGTCGATGGAGGACTTGAGGCCCGTGAAGGCCCATTGGGCGGCAGAGCCGAGAACGGACAGCCAGCTCATTGCGGGTATCGTTCCTGGTGATGCTTGCCCTTAGGGCCGCAGCCGAACAGCCTCTTGGACCGTTCGACTTTGCAGTCGACCATGTGGTCTTCAGACGGCGTCTGGGGAACTCTCTTAATGCCCCCTGCGATGACGTCGGGAACCTCAACGTCCGGCTTGTGCTTCCGGGTGCAGGCCCAGCGGAAGTAATGGCTGTCGAACTTCGAGAACTTGCAGGAGACGCAGGTCTTCATTCGTCGTCCTCCGGTTCGATCTCGTAGCCAATGCCGAGGGCGTCGCACAGTTCGCGGGCGAGGTCGGTGTAGCCGCAGTTGACGCCGAGGGCGACAGCGTCGTCCGCGTTACCGCCGCACCCGCTATATGCCTCGAAGTCCTCGTTGTCGGTTGCGACACGATCCGATGCGAGTGACTTCAGGCGGTCGATGATCTTTGGGGTGAGGGCGATAGCGCTCATGGGTGGAGGCTCCTAATGGGGCTCTTGGTAGTACGCGGCGACACGCAGCAACTCCTCAGGAGTCGCATTGCTCTTGATCGCGTTGGCTTTGGATGAGATGACCTTCACGTTCCCGCGCACGTAGCCGAGTGCGGGATTGATGCGGTCGATGGAGGGACTGTTCGGGCCTTGAGCGGCACCGCCAGAGTTCCGGTAAAGCGGCAGGCCCAGCACCGGGCAGAAGTCGGGGATCACTACGTCATCAACCGTTAGGTCGAAAGCGATCCCACGTTTCTTTGCCCGGTGTTTCGTGAGCGCGAGTAGTCGGCTAGCCGGTGTAGCGATTCGCTTAATGCGTCTCGTACCAGTCGTTGCCGATCTTGAACTCGCCCGCCAGGGGGCAACGGAAACCGAAGTGCGCACCGGCACGGAAGATGGCGTCAGTCGCCGCCTTGCCGACCTGCTCGGCGTAAGTCTCCGAGACTTCGATCTGGAACTCGTCGTGGATGTTCGCGACGAACTCGTAATCGACGCCGGGCACGAGGCCGTCCTCTTGAAGCTTGCGGTCGAGAAGCACCAGCGCCTTCTTCATGACGACCGCGCCCGCCGACTGGAGCAGCGTGTTGAGGGCTGCGTGCTCGCTGCGGACGTGCAGCTTGCGACCGTCGAGGCCCCTCAGGAACCCTTGCTTCCGCACCGTGGCCTTGATGGCCTTGATGAGGTTCGCGAGGGCGGGGAGGCCGGCCAGGAACTGAGCCTTCAGAGCCGCACCTGCGACCTTGCCCTTACCCACAATCGAACCGATCTTCTCGTCGCCAGCTCCGTAGAGGAAGGCGTAGATGAAGGTCTTGGCCTGATTGCGATCCCCGAGGCCCGCTGCGACCTGGTTGGTCGTGTGGACGTCGCCATCGAGGATCACCAGCGAGTAGGCGCCGCCATCCCATCGACCCATGAAGTGGGCCAGGCAGCGCAGTTCCAGACCGCTGGCGTCCGCACCGACCTGCTTCTTGCCCTTGGGGACTCCGAAGAGGCCACGGCATTCGGGGCCATAAGGGGCTCCTGCCGAGGGCACCTGGGCTATGTTGGGGTTCGAATGGGTCATGCGGCCCGTCACGGCGCCGTTCTGCGTCACCCGGCCGTGGATGCGGCCATCAGCCTTCACGGCCTTGAACCACGCCTGCTTGCCCTCGCTGAGCTGACCGAGACGTTTCTCGACGGTCAGGTACTCGATGAGCAGGGGAGCCTCGGGGTACTTCAGGCCCTCCAGGGTGGTCTCGTCGACCTTGGCTTGGCCCGAGTCAGTGAACTCGCGCGGCTTCCATCCGTACAGGGCACCCAGGCGGTCCGCGATGTGCTGGCGGGAACCGGGGTTGAAGGTCACCGTCTTCCACTTCTGGAACGGGATGCCCTTGACGTACCCGAGCTTGACGTTGTCCCGCTTGGGGACGATGACGCCTGCCTTCTGCTGCCACGGAGGGAACACCTCACGGAGCTTCTCGACCAGCTCGGCCCGCTTACCGACGAGCGTCGCCTCAAGTGCGAGGGCCTTCTCCTTGTTGAAGAGGAACCCGAACCGCTCCTGTCGGCCGATGATCGGCGCGACGTCGTGCTCAAGCTGGATAGCCTCATCGCCGAAGTCCTGCGCGATGAGCTTGTCCCACAGGCGACAGGTGACCCGGATGTCCTGGAGGCAGTAGTCGTCCATCTCCTGGTTCCATTCGGCCCAGGGGTCGAGACCCTTCTCCTTCATCATGTCGGAGTAGTCGCCCTTCCAGCATCCCATGCGGGCACCCCACGCTTCGAGGGAGTGGCGACCGATGAGCTTCTTCGGGTAGATCGCGGCGACACGCTTGCCCTTGGCGGCCTCGCGTTCGTTGCGCTTGATGCGGTCGAAGTCCTCATCCTTGAGGTTGGTGAAGATGAGCTGCGACATGAGCAGCGTGTCTCGCACCACACCCTTCGGTTTGAACCAGGGGTGCACCTTCTGGATCGCGGGGATATCGAAGCCGATGATGTTGTGGCCTGCGATTCCGTCAGCGTCCATAAGCAAGCGGACAGCTTCCTCGACAGTCACCTTCGAGCCGTGGTCGTTGGCTCGGTAGGTGACGCCGTTCACGATGTCACGAATTGCAATGCAATGGATCGTGGTGAGTTCGTCGAGGAGGCCGTTCGTTTCGATATCGAAGACGAGCATCAGCCGGTGTAGGCCCCTTCCTCGCCGCGCGGGGTGTTGCGGCAGATATCGAGGTCAGTCGCCCAGCCGGGGGCCGTGGTGTAGCCGTAGGTCTCGACGTACTTCCGCGCGCGGCGGATGACACGGTCGATGTGCTGGTGGTTCGCGATGCGAAGCGTCTTGCTGGCCGCGTCGCTCTCGGCGAGCGCGGTGGAGAAGACCTCGCATGTTTCGGGATCGACCATCTCGGCCGCGAACTGGCAGCAGGTGAAGTCGAAGGAACGGGCCAGCGCTTGCGTACCACGCTGGAAGCGGAACCCGATGACGTTGAACGGGGGATGCCCTTCACGCTGGAAGCTCGGGAACTGCCCCTCGCCGTCCTGGGTGATCTCGGTGAACTCCTCCGACATACGGAAGAAGGTCACGGCGAGACTCCAGTCGGCATACGAAGCAAAGAACAGGTCGTAGTCCTTCACGGGCGTGCGGTCGTAGAAAGACCGGAAGCAGCCACCCGCGAGGTAAGCGAGGGCCGACATGCCGGGGGGCATCAGGTCGTAGATCGACTTCGCGTATGCGGAGATGTCCATGGTCAGTCGATCAGCGCAGCGACTTTGGCGGCGACACGGATGGCACGGTCGGCCTCTTCGTGAGCGGCGTCGGCCAGGTCGAGCAGGTCGTGGGCGGCGGTGGTGTGCAGCTCGGCCGATGCGCGATGGGTCTCGGCGAGCGACTTCAGCTTCTCGATGTCCTGGTTGAAGCGGGCCGTGATCGAGTCGACCGAGGCCGGGAACAGGGCGACGAACAGTTTGGAGAGCAGGTTCTTCATGGGATTCCTTGGGTCAGAAGTCTTGTTTGCCGGGGGGTTCCGGCTCTTCGTCGAACATGGGGGGAGGCTCGCGCTCGAACAGGCGGCCGGTGTCGGTCTCGTAGCCCATCAGGATCGTGATGCCCGTGGCTTGGCCGGTGAAACGGTCCTTGAGCACGCGGAACGTGGTGATCTGACGAAGCGTTTCGTCTTCCGCCTGCTGGTCACGTTCGAGACCGAACATGTAGTGGGACCAGAAGCCGATGGCTCGTGAGCCCTTGAAGTGGCGGATCATCACGCGACCGCCTTCCTCGTGGGGCTTGCCTTCGGGAGTGGCGAGGTGGGAGATGCCGTAGAAGCAGACGTTGTACTGCTTTGCGAACGAAGCGATCTCTTCCATGATCTTCTCCAGCGCCTTTCGCTCGTCCTCTTCAGCAGCCGCAAGGGCCGTAAGGTGGTCGAGGAAGAAGTGCTTGACGCCCTCAGCGGTCGCGAGGTACTTCATCTTTGCGTGGATGACGTCCCACTCGGTCGCGCCGAAGCTGTCGTACATGACGACGTTCGTGCTCGCCTGAATCTCGTCGAACGCGGCTTCCAGCTCTTCGAGCGTCCATGTGCCGTCAGGAACGTGGAACCGGCGTCCGCCGAGCTTGCCGGCGATGCGCTTCGCGGTCTCGACAGGGGACTGTTCGAGGTAGAACACCGCGCACTTCTCGTTGAGAGTCACTGCGGTGTTGACGATCTCCTGGGTGAACCAGTCGGTCTTGCCAACGCCCGTACCGGCGCCGAAGAAGTACACCTCGCCGTAGCGACGCCCGAAGGTGATCTCGGTGAGCTTCGGAAGGAACCAGGGCAGGCCGACCTCGATGGGTGCCAGTGCGCGCTCGCGTAGGTCCGCAAACGTCACGATGCCGTCAGGACGAAACACCTTCGCGTTCCAGATGGCGTCGATGATGCCGCGAGCCTTGCCCTTCACGAGCATCTCGTTTGCATCCTTCAGCGGAAGGTGCGCGATCTTGCACTTGCCCGGCGTGAACAGCAGTGCGCATTCCTGTGCTGCCGACTGGCCGGGTTCGTCCATGTCGAACATCAGGATGACTTCGTCGAACTTCTCCAGCCACTCCAGTTCCTGGGCGACCGTCTTCTTCGCACCATCGGCGCCGTTAGGGATCGAGACGACAGGCCACTTGTTGTCCTGGACTTGGCTGACCGAAAGGCAGTCCAGTTCACCCTCGGTAATGACGATCTTCCGACCGCCTTCGCCCCAGAGGTGTTGACCGAACAGCCCGGCGTTCTTCAGCTTGCCGCGTACGCTGAACGTCTTGTCCGGATATCGGACCTTCTGAGCGACGATCTCGCCTTCGCGGCGGTAGTTGGCGATCTGCACGGGCTTGCCGTTGTGCTCGCCCACGGTGTAGTTGAACTTCGCACACGTCTCTTCGGACAGGCCACGCTTGGTGAGCGCCTGCGTCTGTCCGGTCAGGAATTCACCGGACATTCGTCGGTTCCTCGGTTGGGGGGTGGAGCCGTCGCCCTGCCTGTGCTTCCCGCAGGAGAAGCAGAACGTGTGCCCGTCTGTGTACGTGGCACACGCGTCGGATGAACCGCAGTCTTCGCAGGGACCTTTCGAGAGCAGCTCGGACTCAGCGGTTTCCACGCTGGACGGACCACATGGTCTTGCGGGTGGTGACGCCGACCTTGCGGCGGATGGCGCTCTTCACGGCGTGTGACTGCTTCGAGGGGGCCTGCTTGGACGCAGCGGCTTCGAAAGCGGCACGCATGGTCGTCGGGATGTTGTTCAAGCGGATGCCTCCAGGTTCTTCATGACGTATTCGCGGTAGCAGAAGGGGACGCCTTCAGCGGCGAGGACTTTCCGCACGGCCGAAAGGCTCACGAGCTTCTCGCGCGGTCTTGCAGGATTGATCGGGTAGTGCAGGGCGCGCTGGCGAGCCGACAGGCTGTAGCGCGTGTACGCCTGGCCGGTGGCGTCCTCGGTGCGCTCTTTGACGATGTCGTAGCCAGCGGCCACCAGCTCGTCGATGCGAGACGCGAGGCGGCGGATGCGGTAGACGCCTTCCGCGACCCAGCCCGTGATGTATCGCTCGGTACGGAGGTGTTGGAGGACGATCTCGGTCTGGGTCTTGGGTTTCATCAGGGTTCCTTGAGGGTTTCTTTCAGTGTGAGGAGGGGCGGTTCGAGGCCGTAGAACAGAGGCACGCCATAGGCGTCTCTCAGGCGCAGCAGCGCGGCCGTTTGCTCCTCCGTGAAGGTCCCCTTGGGTTCCAATGCGTCGTTGAGGCCGCCGATGAGGCAGACCTGGAGCGCGCAGTCGGAGAACGTGGGGGACGCAGCACCGCGAACGCTCTCGTCACGACCCGCTTCCACGGTGCCGTCGCGTCGGATGACGTGGTGGACGGCAACGGTGGAGTAACCCTGGCGGCGGTGGGCGCGCGCCAACTCCTCAACGCCGATGTCGGCGGAGGGTGAGGTCATGGAGCAGGTGACGAAGATGCGCTCGATGGATTCGAGTGCTTTCAGTTTCACGGGAGGGAGTAGATGTGGACTTCGGTGCGCGACTGTTCGTCAGGCGCAGCGAACCGCTTGGAGGTGCAAAGCAGGACTACCTGCGAGTCGTCCTTCCAATAGCCACCGCAGTGCGTGATGGCATCGAGAGGTCCCTTCGCGAGGTTGTCGACGTCCGGTCGCGGACGCTTCAGCTTCGAGGTGCGGGCTTTGGTCATGACGGACTCGACCAGCACCAGCAGGTGCGCTTCGGGGTCGATATCGGCGCCACGGCCGGCGAGGAGGTCGCCTACGGCATCGAGCCAGGCTCGGTACGGTTTGGCGTGGTAGGTGCCCCACTTAGTAACGCGGGGGCGGGAAGCGGATACGGGTTCGAGTTTGAGGACGATGGAGGCAACGTGCGTTGCCCCCTCGATCATGGCCTGTACCGACTGCTTGGACTTAGAAGTCCCCGCTGCCGCCATTGCCACCTTCGTCTGCCGTTTCATCGGCGTCGTCTTCGCCGCCGAACGTGGCGGGGGCCAAGTTGTCGGCGACGTAGCCGCCCTCGCTCTCGTCCTCGTCGAAGCCCATGTCCTTCGCCGTCTTGGCGCCGAACGTGACCAGCTCCAGCAGCTTCACACCGACGAGCTTGGGACTCAGGTAGAACGTCTTCGCGCTCGGCACCGGACCGGCGTTGAACTCGCAGTTGACGCGGAGGATGGAACCGCCACCGATGGTCGGCGGGCTCTTGATCTCGACGCCCTTGCTGTCGAAGATGCCGGGCTTGCGCGTCCAGGCTTTACCCTGCTTGGTCGTACCGCTGGCTTTCATCTTGAAGTTGATGAGAATGCGACCGGTCTCATCGCCTTCCTTGTCCAGCTCTTCGGTGAACACCGGAGCCACGGTGTACTTCTCCAGGGCCTTCTTCTTGGCCGGGGTGTCGGCGTTCGCGATCTCGTGCTTGAACAGCTCGTCGCGTACCTTCTCGAAGTGCTCGATCATCTTCTGCACTTCCGGCAGGTTCGGATCGAACGCCAACTTGCAGGTGTACTCGCCTTCCGGCTTGAACTTGGTGTCCGGGGCGTTGAGGTTCGGCCACACGGCCGCGCCCTTCGGGGTGTTGAACGACGGGTACTTCTTTTGTGCCATCAATTGGTCTCGGTTTCGGGGTCTTGGAATGCAGCGAAGACACGGGTTTCGATGCCAGCCGTGTCGAGGTTGCGAAGGGTTGCGCGGGAGATGTAGCCGGTGTCGTCCAGCTCCGCGTAAGCGGCGCGCAGGAGTTCGGTTGCTGAGAACATCAGGAGAATCGCTTTCCGATTTCGCCATCCACGTAGGCGCTCACGGCGTCCAACGTGTTGCGGTTGGTGTACCGGCAGTCCTGCTCCATCCGATCCACGATGCGCAGGAGATCGCGCGGGTCGAGATGAAGGACGTCGGAGGTGATCTTGAAGGCCGTGGCGAGTGCCATGACCTGACTTGCCGGGTGGAGTTCTTGCAGCGCGTTGATAACGACAAAGGCCCCCGAAGCCGAAGCCTCGGGGGTTGTATTCGTTACCCGGTCGCGGACCGTGGTACGGATGCTCATTGAGTCGTGCGGATGCCCTTACAGGAAGCGAGCCATCTCACCCAGGGGCGGGTAGATGCTGCCGTAGTTGATGCCGGAGAGCGGGCGGGGCCAGGAGTGGAGCTGCATGTGCGCGAGAGCGCGCTTGATGCGGACGTAGCGGACGTTACGGGCCGCGATGATGCTGAGGTTGGCGTTGCCGGAGCGCTGAGCGTTGCTCATCACGCGTGCCATGGCCTTGGTGTAGAACGGGAGGGTGGTGCGCTTCTTCGCCATGGATCAGCTCCGGGCCATGAGGACGACGACCATGACGACCACGAAGAGCGTCAGGACAAGGCTGAGGATCAGCGGCAGGAACACCAGCCACCAGCTCCAGGCGATGACGGAGCAGAGCTTGAGGACCGCGAAGACGACCGTGAGGATCGTGGGGAGTCCGAAGTTGACGGAGAGCTTCATGGTTCAGCCCTCCAGCGCGAGCGACTGGCAGGACGCGCGGAAGTCCGCGAGCGTGCCGTGGGTCGACTGGTTGTAGATGGCGAGGACGACTCCGAACTCGTCGACGGCGGTGTGGGTGTTGAGTCTGGTGTTGAACTGGATGGACATTGCGATTCCTCAAGAAGTGTAAATGTGCAACGGTTCAGGCAAAGAAATACAACGACGACTCGACCAGGGAGAGGTCCAAGGCGCCAACTGCGGGAAGCTCGGGAATATCTACTGCGATGTCGGCCGGGAGCTGACCCGCCAGCTCGTCACGGAAATCAGTCAACACCTCTCGGCTGTACTGCTCCACGAAGGAGGCTCTGAGGGACGCAGCTAGCACGTCGGTGTCAGCGGCATGCGCTCCGTACGAATCGTGAATCATCGCGAAGTCGCTAATGCCGTTGTCCTGCGCGGTGCAGACGGTAAGCATGAGATGAGCTGCGTCACACGAGTGAACGAAGTTCGGGGAGATGCCGAGGGCCTGTCTGCGGCTGTCGAGTTTCGTTCCTTCTACGCTCTGGGTTATACGCATGCGCCGCCCAGCAACGTAGGTCTCAAGCTCCTTACCGATGCTCTCGCGGTACTCCTGGAGGACCGGGAAGCCGGCTGGCGTGGTCCAGCTCACAGGCATCTCGCCCTTGGCCGCAACCTTGGCCGCAGCCTTCAGCCAGTCCATGGCCTCCCGAGCGGCGATCACCACGAGCCCGATAGAGTCCCAGAGGACACCCGCGAGATACTCGGCGTGCTCCCACGAGTCATCCTTGCCGGCCTTCTTCATCTTGTCGGCGATCTGGTTCCGCATGCCGGAACGGGTCACGCCATAAGGAAGAGTCATGACCGGCTGCTTGACCAGGTCGCGAGTGAGCTGGCCGTCCCAGAACGCGGCGTGCGGGCATCCGCCCTCGGCCGCCGCACGGATTCGATCCGCAGCGACCGTCATCACCTGCGTATAGATGTCGGCCGGTCTCTCCTGGGGAACCAGGTTGGTTGCCTTGCCGCCCACGGGGTCACGAAGCATGGCCGAGAAGTTCTGAAGGCCATTGCAGGAGCCGTCGAGGGCGATGGGCAGGTGCGAGACGTACTCCTCGCCCATGGCCCGATAGCCGGCCCATTCGAAGCATGCGGCCAAGGCGCACCAAGGCGAGTCGGCCTCGGTCCAAGCGCGCATGCCGTCCAGCGGGTCGAGGGCGGAGTCGAGGATGCGGTCCTCGTTGTCTCTCACCCACTGGATGCGCTGCTCGAACGGCACCTTGTCCACGCCGAACAGGTTGGCGACGTGGATGGCGAGCCACCGGGCACCCGAGGGGCCGAGCTTCTTCCCATTGGCGAACCGCAGGAGCGCCTTCGCCTGGTCGTCTCCCTGAGGGTTCAGGGTGCCCGGTACGGGGTAGACACGACCCCGGAAGTCCAGCGAGTGCGGGAAGTAGATGGCCTCCTCGGGCTCGAAGCGGGCCGCTAGGGCGATCTTCTGGGCCGCCGAGATGCGCTGGGAGGCCGTGCGGGCGTTCTTCTCGTAGATGTCGGCACGGGTGCGCTTCCACTTCTTAAAGGCGTCGGGCTCCTCGACCTTGTAGCGGTCCATGTCGTCCGAGGGGAGCGGCGGGAGTTCCAGCAGGTCCCGCGACGGGAGGTCGCCGATGCCGCCGCCAGCGTCCCAGGCTTCCTTCATGACGGCGAGGACGGCTGCATTGACCTGCCAAGGGGTTTCCTGGATCGCGTTGAGGGACCGCAGCACGTTGGGCATCTCGGCATTGTCCAGCTCGCGCAGGTACGCCTTGTTGCGCGTGCGGACCAGCGGCACCAAGCCGCCAGCGTCCGTCAGGTACCCACCGCCCTTCGAGGCCCGCCACGGTCTCGGGGAGACCAGCATGGGCATGCGCACAGGGGCGAAGTGGGCGGCCGCGTCGTGGGCCTTATCGAGCCAGGTCATGACCGTCTCGGTACCACGCAGCAGGACGCGCTCGCGGGTCTTCCCATGCGACGAGTCGTTGTAGAGGTGGGCGAAGCCGGTGCCCTCGATGAACATCTCGACCATCTTCATGCCGAAGTGGAAGCCGTCATGGCCGGGGAACGCGAACTGGTCCAGCTCCGTACGCCGGACAGCCGCCTCCATGACATTCCGGGAGTGCCGCTGGGACGTGCTCTTCTTCAGGACGCCCTGAAGGGGCTTATGGAGGCCGGGGGAGACCTCTTTGAACCGGGAGTAGTTGATGGAGTCCTCAAGGGACGTGGCGATGGCCTCGGCGACCGTCTGGACACGCGTCTCGCCGTTGGAGATCGCGTTGAGGCAGTGACGGATGGTGATGTAGGCCAGCTCGGACGAGGGGAACTTCTCGCACCAGCGGACGGCCGTGTGTTTCTTGCCGGGCTTGCCGTTGCGCGCCTCGGCCACAAAGGCGTCGATGGCGGCGGAGAGGGGGGTGATGCAGTCGCGGATGAGGCGGCGGCCAGGGCCGGAGTCAGCCTCATCCTGGCGGTCCCGCTCCTTGTGGTAGCGGTCGACGCCGAGGGTCAGTGATTCTTCTTCGAGGGCGAGCTGTCTGTCGCGGAGAGAAAGGGTGGGCTGCACGATAGTCATGCGTGATCTCCAGAAACGAGAAAGGCCCCGCTTGGGGGCCTTGGATGGGTCGATGGGTTGTTGCCGAGGTCTCTCTCTCTCGGTCTTGTGTGTACCGAAACGAAAAACGCCCCGGCTCCGTGGGGAACCGAGGCGTCTCGTTAGGGGATCGAAGGGGGTACCTTCAGAGCCCTTTAGGAATCTTTATGGGGAGGAACTATCGTTCCCCTGAGGCTATGGGTTTTACCCCTGGTGGCACCTCGACGGCACCCGGCGGCACCTGTTTCGGAACCAGCCGGTACTCGATATGGCACTCACAGCGGCACCTGAGGGCGTAAGCGCATGATATCGCTTCCAATCAGACGGATTTAGGTTCTGACGGGGTAACCCGTGGGGGTTCGAGTCCCCCCTCTCGCACCATCCTTCTTCGATGGATCAGAACGCAGTAATGCTGTTTCTGTCTGACGAGCACCGGGCGCCTACGCATGCATTCATTTGCGTGGGGAAATTGCCGGCCGCCGGCATGAAGCAGTTCACGTAGGTCCATGTGCTGCCTTGACCAGGGCCGGGCACGTAGTCCGATAACGAGCTTCGGCAACGGCTATCCACCACGAGTTCGCCGGTGATGGTGCCGGCTGAGTCCAGGCTGTAGTTCGCACTTCCCCGGTGCGCTGAATTCTGCCCCGCCGGTACGATGTAAGAACCAGGCGCGATCGCCTGAATGAATATTGCCTCTGCGTCACGCTTTGCCCTCACTGCGGGCTCCCCCGGATGCTCGTCACGACATACGCCGCCGCCGAGTGTCTCAGGACTCCAGCGCGAAACCGTGCTATGCGATGCGCTGGAGCCCATGCTTGCACAGATGCGCTCATCCAGATCTTTCGTAGCCTGGGGCTGCGAATCGTGCAGGTACACATAGTCGCCGTTTTGCAATTCGATAAGCTTCTGCTCGACGAGTACGTCGACACCATGCTCGTCTTTAAGCAT